TGACGGCCTCGCCGATGGACGGGTCGTCGCGGAAGAACAGCGTGTTGCGAGCTAGGATCGTGACCTGGCTGCCCAGCCGGGCGAAGGCTTGCGCCAGTTCCAGCGCGACCACCGACGAGCCGATCACGGCTAGGCGTTCGGGAAGGGTGTCGCTGACCAGGGCCTCGGTCGAAGTCCAGTAGGGTGACTCTTTCAGGCCCGGAATCGGCGGCACGGCCGGGCTGGCACCCGTGGCGACTAAGCAGCGGTCGAAAGCTACCACGCGCTCGCCACCATCGTTTAAACGGACGACCAGGCTCTGCTCATCCTTGAAACGCGCCTCACCATGTACAACGGTGATGGCCGGGTTGCCGTCCAGAATGCCTTCGTACTTGGCATGGCGCAGTTCTTCGACGCGCGCCTGCTGCTGGGCCAGTAGTTTGCTGCGGTCAATCGCAGGCACAGTCGCCGCGATACCGCCGTCGAACGGACTTTCCCGACGTAAATGGGCGATGTGGGCGGCGCGAATCATGATCTTGGACGGCACGCAGCCGACGTTGACGCAGGTGCCGCCGATGGTGCCGCGCTCGATCAGCGAGACGTGCGCGCCTTGCTCGACGGCCTTCAGTGCTGCCGCCATTGCCGCGCCACCGCTACCAATGACGACGACCTGCAACGGGCGTTCGTTGCCACTGGGCTTATCAGCGGCCCCTATCCAGCCGCGCATCTTGTCGAGCAGGCCGGCGCGGTTGTCCGTCGGTGGCGCATCGGCAAGCGTTGCCTCGTAGCCCAGTCCGGCCACGGCGGTAGTCAGCGCATCCGATGACGTGCCCGCCTCAATGGCGAGTTGCGCTGTGCCCTTCGGATAGGACACCAGCGCCGATTGCACGCCGGGCACTTTCTCCAAGGCTTCCTTGACGTGAGCCGCGCACGAGTCGCAGGTCATCCCGGTGATTTTCAGGGTGGTCATGTATTTTTCCTTTTCTGTGGTGGCTACGGCTGTTGCCGTCAGCCACGTTGTTCTGGCAATTCACAGCTGTCCGGCCCGCAGCGGCGATGTGCTGGCGAGATGAAATCCCAGACCGACACCCCAACCATCAAGGCCAGGCCGACATAGAGCAGTCCACCGCTCTGCCAGCCGTAAGCCCGCATTAAAAACACCGCTGCCAGCACCAAGATCGGGCCTATCGTGCCTAGCGCCGTGCGTCGCCACTGTCGATGATTGAGCCAAGCGATAGCATTGGCGAGTAACGCGATGCCGGCGAACATCGGCAGCAGGATGCCAATGAATAGCCCCTCGTACTGGCTCAAGAAGCCCAGTCCGATGGCCGCGCCAAAGCTGGCGATGGCAGGAAAACAGGCGGCGCAGCCCATCGCGGAAACGACGCTGCCGAGCGCGCCGGTTTTGCCAGCGATGCGCGTGATGAGTCCCATGTGTCGCTCCCGAGTTCGGTTAACGGATCAGCGTTTGAGGCTGGACGGATAGCCCGCGTCCTCGGTCGCCTTGGTCAACTTCTGGACGTTGGTCTTGGCATCGTCGAAGGTGACGACGGCCTGGCGCTTGTCGAAACTTACGTCGGTCTTGCTCACGCCCTCAACCTTGGAAAGCGCGTGCTTGACAGTGATCGGGCAAGAGGCGCAGGTCATGCCAGGCACGGACAGCGTGACGGTCTGAGTGGCGGCGAACACGGGGGCAACGAAAGCGGCGAGAGCGAGGGAGGCAAACAGCTTTTTCATGATGAACTCCTGATTAGTAGAAAAATGGCATGACGTAGGGAAAACCAAGCGCGACCAAGACCAACACGGCGACGAACCAGAAAATGAGCTTGTAGGTGGTGCGCACTTGCGGAATCGCGCACACCTCGCCCGGCTTGCAGGCTGCGGTCGGTCGGACGATGCGCCGCCAGGCAAAGAACAGTGCAACCAGCGCCGCGCCGATGAAGATCGGCCGATACGGCTCCAATACCGTCAGGTTGCCGATCCAAGCGCCGCTGAACCCCAAGGTGACCAGAACCAGCGGCCCCAGGCAGCAGGCCGAGGCGAGGATGGCAGCCAGCCCGCCGGCGAAGAGCGCCCCGCGCCCGTTTTGTGGTTCAGACATGCGCGTGTCCTTTCGAATTTAAATTGGATAGCGTAACCTTACTTCCGTAGTCATGTACGGAGTCAAGCAATATGGAAAACAATTTGGAAAATCTGACCATCGGCGTTTTCGCCAAGGCGGCCGGGGTCAACGTAGAGACCATCCGGTTCTATCAGCGCAAGGGCTTGTTGCCGGAGCCGGACAAGCCTTACGGCAGCATCCGCCGCTATGGCGAGGCGGATGTAACGCGGGTGCGGTTCGTGAAATCAGCCCAGCGGCTGGGCTTCAGTCTGGATGAAATAGCCGAACTGCTGCGGCTGGAGGATGGCACCCATTGCGAGGAAGCCAGTAGTCTGGCCGAGCACAAGCTCAAGGACGTGCGCGAAAAAATGACTGACTTGGCGCGTATGGAGTCGGTGCTTTCCGAACTTGTGTGTGCCTGCCACCTGCGGCAGGGGAATGTTTCTTGCCCGCTGATTGCTTCACTGCAAGGGAAGAAAGAACCGCGCAGTACCGACGCGGTGTAGCCAAGGGAACTACGCCTAAGCGTGCTTTATTTTCCGTTTTCTGAGGTGACGTCAACCGTCAGAAAAAACCGTGCGGCCGACTTTTGATAATTCGTGCTATCGCCTTCTGAAAATGACAGGCGTCCAATGGAGCAGTGCAGCCACGCCTTAATCCAGCGGATTGTTGTCGGGTTTCAAGAATCAAAGCGCGTTCCAAGGCATGTGCGTGCCCTGTTCCGACCCTGACTAAACTGCACAAAACGATTGCACGGTGCTCGGTGGGGAATGATCAGAGACGAAAAACCCGCCACGCGGGCGGGTCGGTTGGTTAGGTTTCCTGCGCGGGGCGCTGGCGCAGGATGTCGGGTAGCGTTCGCCTCACCACGGACGCAGCCCGGATAGGCTCTCTCGTCAGCGATCCAGCCCACCACGCGTGACGCTTGCCGTCCTGGTCACAGCCGATGACGACGACGCCCGTGACTTTGGCGCTCTCGGCCAGTTCCTCCAAACCCCGGCAGCAGTTCAACACGTCTTGCGTATCCTCCTCCGCCTTGGCTCGGGTCTTCAGGGCGTCGGACACCCTCCGGGCTGCGGCCTGCTTGATTGAGCCTATGCCCTTCGGGAGTCGGCCCCGTCGGGGCTGTTGAATCACTGGCCCAGCCAGTTGGCTGGGGAACGCAATAATTTCGCTCATTACGCTTCACTCCCTTCACTCACGGCGGGGGACGGCGCTGACACAACCACCAGCGGACGCGGCGCACTGACGGACGTGGGCAAGACGTACAGGCTTGCGCCGCTCATTTCCTCACCCCGCCTTTCTGCAACTGTTCCCGCGTGGCGTCCGCGTAGTCCTCCGTGTCATTGGCGACGGTGCAGCCCAGCGTAGCGAGCTTGGCGATGATGGAGGCCGGCGTGGGCGAGGGTGTGCCGGGGCGTTGTTGGTGGTCATCATTCGCCCTGTAAGACTCGTCCCCCGCCGGGGGTTGAGTGAGTGTGCCGGGGGCGTTGTTGGCGGTCATCATTCACCCCCTTCCAGGTTCCCGGTGGGCGTAGCCAGGCCGGCGGAATCCACGATCGCTTTTACGGCCTCGAGCTGAAAGACCGCCCCGAAAAGGATCTCGTCATCGTGGTCCGCTGCAGCCTGCTGAACGATGCGCAGGATCACGGAGAGGGCGCATGAAGCCCTTTCCAGCGCGTCCTCCAGAGGGACACCGGGCAGGACAGCGAACAAGGGTGTTTTGTCGCTGCTGCAGGTGTGAAAGGGGGTGCTGCGGGTAACTGCGGGCGCGGCGGCGCTGGTCGAGGTGTTGGGCATGGTGTGCTCCTGAGCTTGCGGTGATGTTCTCCGCTGCCCACTTTCCACGGTGGGCGGCAGAACCGTGCGGGGGTGGAAATACCGGGCTCAGGGTCCGGCCAGCCTCGCGGCTGCCCCGCACGGCCCGCCATTGAACAGGCGTTACCATGCTACCGACGTAAAAAAGCCGCGTTGTTCGCGGCCTCATCGGCCTGAGCTATCCGGGTTTCCACGCCCGTGCCCCTCTGTCTTGGGGCGTTCGCAGTATCGGCCAGCCGGTCGGTTTCGGTCAAGCAGGTTGTGTGGGTGTCCTCAAAACTGAGGGAAAGGTGGCTTGCTCAAAACTGAGCCATCCCCCTCGCCGTGCGGGTGCCGTTCCTGCAACGAGCCCGCCCCCGCCACGGTGAAGGCTTCATTACCTGAGTGGGTGCGATTCGGGCCGGCTGCCCGGCGCATTGCTGCGGGCGGCCCTGGTGGGCATGCCCTCGCTACGGGTAGCCGTCTGCGCTGTAATCTGGCGCTCAAGGTAGCTCATCACATCCCGTTCGAGCACGACATATGCCCGGCCGATTCTGGCCGCCGGAATCCTGCCATCACGGATCAGCCGAGTTACAGTTACCGGATGGATTTTCAGCAGGTTTGCGGCGCCTTGAATGTCGAGGGTGGTGCTCATGTGATCTTCCCTTTCTTTGTTGCTGGTATTACTCATGAAATTTTCCGCCCTTATTTTCTCTGTGCTTTTGGCGAGTCCGGCCACGGCCGGCAATTTCGCGACATGCCTGCTCGACAAGATGCCGGGCATTCAAAACGACGTGGCCGCCAATGCGGTTTATCAGTCCTGCATTGCCACGCATCCGGGCGCGTTCGCCCCCATCAAGCAAGGCGCCGGCCGCGGGTGGTTCGGCTACAAAACCGGAGCCGACTGCACAGCGGAAAAGGCCGGCGCAACCCGGAGTAACCGGGCCGCCGTCCTGATTGGTGTTGCGTGCCGGAAGCTTTACGATGAACAGACGCCATTCGACCCAAGCACGGCCACCCTGCTGAGATAGCCTAGACAGGAACCCACTTCCCGTTTTTAAAGGTGGCCTTGTTCCCCTTCGCGTCAATGTAGACCTTACCTTCCTCAAAGGTGGCCTGCGGCTGATCCACAAACTGCCCCATCCTCGCCGTTCGCAGTATCGGCTGCGCCCAAACATCAAACGGGATGGGCTTTTTGTTGGCATCAGTCGGCCGCAGTTCGTTGTACTGTTTTGACAGGTCCGAAATCAGGTTCATCCGAGCCTTCGCCATTTCAAAATCCTGCTTCGGCGGTTCCTTCCCGGAAATATCGCGAATCGTCTGCGCGATCTGGGAGCGCTTTGCCGGGTCTTGCTCGGCCATGAACTGATCCTGCAGCCCCTGCAGCCGGCGCTGCGCCGTGCTCTGGAAGCCCTGCGCCTCCTGCTTCAAACCAAACTCGCCCGCGGCAATGCCCTGGCGGCTCTGCGCATCCTGCTGACGCAGCGCCAGCTCCTGCTGGCTCATGTCCTGGCGCGCGCCTGCGTCCTGCCGGCCTGCCATGAAGCCCAGCGCGGCAGATCGATCCCCCGCCCCGCCATTGACCAGCATGTCACGCACGATCTCGTCGTTCGTGGTCTTGCGGAAGCCGCTGCCGCCCTCGTTGAATGCGATCTGGTCCCGCAAGCCGGTCATCTCGCCCCTGATCTTGCTTTCGCGCTGCAGGATGCCCATCACGTCCGGCGACGAATTGCCCATACCGGGGCGGAAGCCCAAGCCTGCGCCGGGCTCCGGCGCGGCCGGCGGCGCGTCAGCGGGCGCGCCCATGCCGGGGCGGAAACCCCGCGCAGCGTCTTGACCATCCGCCGGCGCCACATGGCCACCGGTGCGCGGTGCCTGCCCGTTGATCGTGAAGCCCTGACCGATGTCGGTGCCGCTGTAGCTGTTGCCGGTGCGGGTGATGTTGTTCGTGGCCGGAGCGGGTGCGGCAGGGGCGGTTGCCGTTGCGGGTATCGCGGACAGGCCCGGATCTGTGGTCAGGGTCTGTCCAGGCATGGCCGCCGCTGTTGCCGTTGCCGACGGCTTCTCGGGTTCGGCGATCAGCCCTTCGCGGTTCCGTGCCCGGATGGCATCCGCGCTCGAGTCGAATGCCCCAAAGGTCAGCTTCTTCGCCGTCTCGCCGTAGGTTGCACCCATCGAATCGAGCGGCCCTTTGATCGGAGAAGGTGCCGAGGCGTCCGGCTTGAACGTCGGCAGATTAGAACGCTCCGCGCCGGGGATTGGGCTGGGCCGGGGAGTAGCGGGCGCACTGCCGGGGGGTTGGTAAGCAAACGGATCTCGCTTCTTCTCGTCCGGCACCATGCCCCCATCCGCAAAGTAGAGCGAATCGGACGCGGGCTTGTCCTCGCCCGCCTCTTCGGCCAATTCGGTGGGCGTGTGCGTGCGGCCCTTCATCGCGTCCAGCACCTGCGCGCCAACAGCCTGCACCTGCTCGGGCGGGATCTTGTATTCGCCATCGCTCAGGTTCACCGGCACATTGCCACGCGGGCGGAAGCCCAGGCGGGGCTCAGGCGGGCTCTCGATGCCCTCTCTCTCGCGCTGGGCTCGCGACTTGAACCCAAGGCGAGGGGCGGCCGCCTTCATCGCCGCTCGCATTTCAGGCCGAAAGCCCAGGCCCGCGAGGTTTTGCGCGCCGATCTGCTGGGTGCTGTCGGCCGGCATGATGTAGGTACCCGGCGGCACCGCATCTTTCACCGAATCGGACGTGCCCGTGCCGGGGCCGCGCACCATGCCGCCGTTTGCAAAGCCCGGAAACCCGCGCGCCATCTGTGCAGCCGGGCCAGGCGGAACACCAAGCGCAGACGCGGCAGACTGCACGCCCGCACCGGTCGGCTGGGGCGTGGCGGGCGTATCGAAGCCGTTGGTGATCTGGAGCGCACCGGGCGCCGGGTTGGCCGGCTCGAAGCCGTTGGTGATCTGCAGGCCGCCGGGCTTCGCCGGTTGCTCGAAGCCGTTGGTGATCTGGAGCGGCTGGTTTGCCGCGCTGGCTGGCTGCTGATGCTTGGCGCGATCTGGACGCTTTTGGAATCCGTACATGGGGTGTCTCCGCTCCGTTGAATTGAACTGGTGCCAATTCTTCCGCGGCATCCATGCGTTGCCCAACCCTACAACTGGCGTGGCTGCGCTTCGCTGCTTGTGATGCGTTGTTGCTGTCGTGCAAGCCCTCTTGTTGCTCCCGGCCTGCAACCCTTGTCACGCGTTCGCAAACCGTGGTTTCGCCGTAACCTTGCCCGTAACCATGGGCTCTGTAACCCGCGCATCACTTCAGATTTCTTCAGGCGGGCCATGACTATTGATAACAGCCGGTTTCGTGGATACCTTGGATACCTCACCGGATACCGTGTTTCGCTGTTACATCGGCTGTTACAACTTGATCCGTTACAAGCGCATCGCCAACAGCAAGTTTCGGCATTCACCAGCCCATTAACCGCCGCCGCATTAACCAAGCTGCCCACATCCGAAACTGTAGATTTTCGTGGTAACCCCGCCTGGTAACCACAGATCTGGTAACCGTCGATTCCGCGCGAACCTGGCTGCGAACCTCTTCCCTGCGAACCGCCAGGTGACCGGTTTTGACTGGTTCTCGGCGCTCGCTGGCGGGGCGGCTATCACGCCGAACCGCCTACCAGATTCATCAGGATCGCATCTGTTCCCCGCGCGCCCATCCGGCCTTCCTCACACAGGAACCGCAGCACCGCCGCAGCCTCTTCCTTGGAGCGCGGCCGGATCTCGGCCAACATCCCGAACACGAACCAATCGCGGGCGCTGCCCTCGGGGGCCGGGTCTGCGCAGTCGAAGTGGACCGCAGCCCGCAGGCGCCACAAGCCCGACCAGAAGAGCAATTCATGCAGGCAGTCCGCCAGCGTTTGCGGCAGCAGATCGGCCCGCTCCTTGAACCGGGTTGCAACCTCGCTCTGGTCGAAGTCACCCAGCAGGCCGTCCGCCTCCAGCCCCGCCAGGGCGTCGATGCAGAACAGCTCCGCGGGCGTCGGGTCGAATAGCGCATCACCGAAGCGGGCGCGGGCTTGGGTCTGACTGCGGCTGCGCTTGATCGCCCTGGCGGCCAATCCTTCGAGGTCGGTGAAACCCACGGTTGCAAGGCCGGCGAACAGGTTGCCCGGCTGCGTCTCCCGGAGGAAGGCCGCGTAACGAGCCTCCAGAGTATCGAGCGAGGCCCTGATTCGGGTGCGTGCCTCCATCGCCTTGGCGATCAGGATGGGGCTGCCGGTGCGGATGACGGCGCGCAGCCACAGCACGGCATCCAGCTCCGGGTCGCCGGTCACACGCTCCTGCGGCGGCAGCTCGGGCACGGCCGGCAGCGTCTCGCCACTCTCGCGGATCGGCGGCAGGCTGAACAGGGTGCGGTGGGCCGGGTTGTCGCGAAAGACCCCGGCCCGCGAACAGATCGCCTTGACGGTGCCCAGAGGCAGGCCCGCCAGCCGGGCCACCTCCCGGAAAGAATGCCGGCGGCGAAGCTCGAGCACGCGCCGGCGGGTCTCGGGCGAAACCCCCGGTTGCGATTCCGGGGCGCGCTTCACAACTCGCCCCCGGCGCCATCCGCAGCGCCGGCCCCGATCTCGAGCCGGCGAACCCTCGCCCGCAGATCGCCCGAAACCCGCGTCAGGTGCTGTTCGGTGTCGATCGCCAGGAACTGCAGAGCCGCCCCCGCCTGAATCGAGGCCAAAAGCCGATCCTCCCGCGGCGAGAGGTCGAGCACCGTATCACCGATCTCGATCTTCACGGTGCCATCGGGCATCAAGGTTTTCGAGATGGGCCGGGCCGGCGGGTGTCGCACGGCCGGCACGAAAACCCCCCGCCCGAGACGGATCACCAGGCCGTCATCCACAAGCACAGCAACGCGGTCGTCGATGACGGTCAGCTTGAGGCCCGTCACCTCCATCAGCGCCTCGCGGGTGACCATCTGCTCATGATTGTGCAGGTCTTGGATCGCGTCGAGGATCTGCTGTTTCGTGGTGCGTTGGATTGCCATCTTGGATGTCCTTTCAGAAAGTACGTGCTGCGGTGTTTGGGTGGCGCCGGTTCAGTTCATCGAGCCAGTCGCCCGGCTCGGGCGGGATGCACACCTCCACCTCGAGGCCCCGCAACTTGAGGCGATGGGCTGCGCGATAGGCGGCGGCCTGCCCGGCGAAGTTCTCGTCGTTATCGGCGAACACGATCACCTCGCGGACGCCTGCCGGCGGCTCGAACGACTCGATGCCGGCTGTGCTGACGCACGACCACACCGGCACCTCGAACAGTTCGGACGCGGCGAGCGCCGTTTCGATACCTTCGGCAATGCCCAGGACTTGAGAAACGGCCGTCAGGCGAATTGCTGCGCCGGAAAGGGGCAACCCCTGCATGAGCTTCTTCGGGGCTGCCACAGGCGCTTTGCGGGCTTCCTGAAGGTATGTCCTGTGCAGAGATACAGCCCGGCCGTCCGGCGCGGTCACGGTGGCGAGCATTGCGGCGTAATTGCCGACCGTTTCGCCGTCCCGATACCGCAGGGCCGAATGCACGCGGATGGACTCGGGCAGGTCGTAGAGCTTCAGACCACGCCTAGCCAGGTAGAGGGCGGCTTCGTCACCCCGCTGAATCGGCTTCGACTCCGACCACACCCGGCGCAGGGCGGCGAGCTTGTCGTCGTCGGTGCGCTCGGGCTTGCTGGCGGTCGGCTGCACCACACCCGCCAGCCGCTCGATTTGCAGCGCCGTTTCGCGAAAGCTCTGCCCGGTGATGCCCATCGCCAACTTCACGCCATCACCCGCGCCGCAGCCGGAACAGAAGTACGTCCCTCGTCCGTCCTTGTCATCGAAGCGGAAACGGTCCCTGCCGCCACACATCGGGCAGGCGCAGTGCTTGCCGCTCAAGGCTTTGTCGTCCATTCCCAGGGTCGAGAGGATGGACCGCCAGCGGCCGGCGGCGACGGTGCGAACATCAAGCCTGTCCATGCTGCACCTCGCCCTTCTGGTTGCCCTTGGCGAAGCGGATACGCTGCGACTTGAGCCAGCTCAACAGTTCGCCGCTCGGGGCGGCTTCCACGTCACGCAGGCCGCGCGGCCACACGCCGAAAAACTCGCGGTACTGGTTCGCCGCCCATCCCGGCCGGTAACCCTTCGCACGGCACACCTGAAGCAGCTGGGAATAGACGTGCTGTTTCCGGTCGGGCGTCGCCGGCTTTTTGGTCTTGCGGTCGATGCGCACCAGCTCGCCGTCGGTCACCTGAACATCACTTTGGCGGGTCGGTGCAAAGCCGCAGGACGGGCAGGCATGCACGCCAGCCGGGCGGACGTACTTGCACGACGGGCAGGGCTTCGGCTCGCTGGCCTTGCGCTCCTGCTTCTTGCTGGCGGACGTGTTGGCCGTGCCGTCGTCCAGTTCGAGCGGCAAGTCGTCGGTTGCGAAGCCCAGGCGCAGGACGGTGCCGGAATGGTCGAGCAAGAGAGCACGCACCTTTCCGTGCGCCGGGCGAAGGACGCGGCCAACCATCTGCACGTAGCGGATAAGCGATTTCGTCGGCCGGGCGAGAATCATCACTTCGGTACTCGGGCAGTCCCACCCTTCCGCCAGCAGTGCCGAATTGGATAGCACCGTGATTTCTCCACGGGCGAAGGCGTCGAGGATTGCGGCGCGTTCGTCGTCATCGTGGTGATAGTCGAGGTGCGCGGCCTTCACTCCATGCCGCACAAACTCGGCGACGATGTGCTGAGAGTGCGCGATGTTCGAGGCGAAGCACACGGTCTGCTTGCCGGCGGCGAGGCGCTGCCAGTGCTGC